CCTGCCATAGATGCACAATAGTTAGTAGACCTAGCATTGCAAGGTTCGCTGTCTCCGTCTTCATCTGAATACCATTTTGTTAAGTAATCTTCTTTAAATGCTTCTAAAAATGATTCTTTTTCATCATAATAATCTTGCTTGCATTCTTGTCTAGCACTCCAATATTGACCTTCTGTACCTATATCTTCATACTTTTGAAGGTATTTTTGATATATTCGTTGTTGATCTATTAATGGGACTATTTGCCATTGATACATTTGAAATGTTTCACTTCCCATTCTAGCGTCAATAACATAAAGATTTGAATTTTTAGCTTTATCATTATGTTTGTAATATGAAACAATTTTATTTACAATGTCTTTTCTTCCTTCCATGTTGTCAATTCCAATTATAACAAAGTATTTTTTTTCATCTTCAGCATTTTGTAATTCATTAGTCCATCTTGTGTAATAGAAGGGGGTACGATAACTGGGATCAAATTTTTGTCTTAACATTTTAATGTTACAATTAGGGTTTATGGCATTCATTTGTTTACGCAACATTTTTACTTTACTATTGCCAATATGAGTTAAATCATAGTGTTGTACACCTATGTTTACAGGATCTACAGTATCTGGATCCCATAACATAAAGTTAGTAGCTCCAGCTCTTGCTAAATTCATTGCTGTGTAGCTACCAATTGCACCACATCCTATAATCTCAAAATAATGATTCTGTAACTGGAATATGTTTTGAAATCTCTGAGTAATCTGGCTCATCTAATTCTCCTGGTTCTTGTTCAACAACAATATCATCTATTGTTGTAATGTTTTCTAAAGTTGGTGGATTATGAAGTTTAACATCTGTTGATTCTTCATTGTATAACCTAACTGCTTGGTTTATTTCTTTTAATGCTTGTTCGTGAATAGTATCGCCAACATTAAAACTTTCTATATTTGTATTTATTACGTCTTCTAACTCTGAAAGAAATTCTTCAAGTGTTTCAAATTTGTAATCTGAGCGTTTTCTTAATGCAGTTTCTAGTTTTTTTACACGTTTTTTTCGTGGCTTAGGCTTAGGTTTAGGTTTATCAAGTTCTTTTTGCAGCTCTAATGCTTCTTGATTCATGTCTTCCATATCATAACCTGTAAATGAATTATTATATAATTCTTCTTCTTCGTGTCCATATGGTAAGCCGTTGCTTAAATCTGCTTGATTAAAAAGAGGAAAGTTTTCACTGTATTTAAAAGAATTATTACTAAGTGATAATTTTTCTTCTTTAGTAATGTTTTCTTTTATTTCATCTTTTAAATCAAACTCTTTATTACCTGTAAAGATTAAATCAACATTTGTTTTAATGATCTGTTTTCTACCAAAAGAAGAATCAATAGTTTCTGCAAATATAGCTTCATGTTCTGCTTTATTATTTACTACAATAGCAAATACAGATCCATTCTCTGCAAACTCTTCAATGGTAGCGTGATCAGTTCCTGACCAGTAAGCTTTCATTGTGTGATGGGAATGCCACCAGCAAAACATAAGCTTGCCTTGCTTAATTAACTCTTTATTGTCTTTCATGCAACTACCTATATATTTAGAGATAGCTTTTTTGTGTAAAGTAGTTGTTACAGAAGTACAATCTTGTTTAAATATCACTGGTTCTTGCATAGTACATTTATCATTTTCAATAATAACTGGTGCAAAACCTGATATTTCTGTTTTATATAAATCATATGCTTGTCTAGCATAAGCGACCATTTTATTATAATGATCTTGATTTAAATGTAGTTTTAAATTTTTCATTCTTCTTCCTCATCTTTTGGAAATTTAAGTTGAAAGGTTTCATGTTGTTTCCAATCAATTATGTATTTATTATCCATTTTTATAAGCGTATCTATCATTGTTGCTTGCATTGGAGTGATTGTGTCAACATCTTTTCTGAAACTGTATAAATGTTTTAATTCAGCAAGAAGACCTTCGTCTGAATACCAACCTTTATCTATACAATCAAAAAATGTTGAATGTGCTTTAAATATTCTTGATAATAAGCTTTTAAACATTAAATATTCTCTATCAATTAATTCTACTTTTTCAGAATCAGGTATTATTTCAGGATTGCTTTGTTTATACTTATGATGATGTACGGATTCTAAGTCCATTGTTTTTTTACATGTTGTAAACGCACAAGAACGACATCCTTGTCTTAACTGCTCAATTTCTGAATTTCTTAAATATCCAGTTCTATTTCCTCTTTTTACAACAGGAACGACACAATCATCTTCTTTCATCATGGTTGCTGGTGTGTCTATAGAATATCCTTTTACTTTATATTGTCTCATTAAAGTACCTGGATTTCTATAAGGGTTTGCTAGTCCTTGGTTGTAAACTGTAGCCCAAGTAGATATAAAAGAAATATATCTATTAAGATTACCTTCTTTAGTTATTTCTCTAAATTCTTCAGATCTGTCTCCTAAGCAACCACCTATAGGAGCAGTAGAACCGTGACTATCTGATGTAAACATGCAAGCTCCAGAAAACTTAAAAGATCTGTTTAATACATCTTCAGTTATTAGAGTATTTAATATTGTTTCAAACTGATTTTTGTACAATAATTCTAAATCAATATCTACAATAGGAATATTTATAGATTGTCGAATTGAACTACTATTTAACTTTATATTAAATGGTCTTTCATTTGAGTTTGAAGGTATATACTTTATTGTTGGATCATAAAATATTATAAGCTCTATATTGTAGATATTTTTATCTCCTACAACATTATTTCCTTCATGATTTATTTTATGTACATATTTGTATTCAACGTTCTTTATTCCTGGTATTTGTTTTAAGTTGTCAAAAGTAGTTCTAATTTGTTTTGCTATTTGATTTAAAACGTCTGCACCTTTCTTTTGTAATTGATATTTTTGTACATTGTTTTCTATCCATAATAGTGATTTAAACTGCCTACTGTTTACAACTTCTTTAACGCTGCTTAATATCCCAGCAGTTCCTTCTGCAGGTTTACTTTTTAGTTGTTTAATGACTCTATAGTAGTTTTTACTTTTTTGATTAGAGTCAGTATATTGTTTAACTGAGTTAAATCCCATAGTGCGTATGACTGCAGTAACTGCTTTATCATATTTAAACCATGATTTAGTTAGTAACTCACTTAGACTTTTTATGTTTTTGCTTTGCAAGTCTAGCCTCCTCGTATTTAGTAGCAATAATGTTCATTTGTTTCATTAGTTTATTTGCAACTTTTTTACTTTTACCTCCACTTTGTTTATTTTTAGCAATCATTAAGTCCCACTTTTCTTGAAGTGTAAGAGCATCATATTTAGCTTGACGCTCTTCTGCTTCTTGACGCTTTTGTTCTTTTGATTTAGCCATTATTTTTCTCCAATGCTTTTTTAATACCTTTTAATTCAGTTGCAATTAATATTATTGACTCAATTAGTCTTATTGTAGCCCATCTATCTTTTGCTAGATTAAATTCCGATCGTAGATCATTTGAAAAGCTATATAAATACTTACTAAAAGCTTCTAAATCTGGATCATTGAGGTCTTTAGATATATCTTTTGATTTAGCCATTTGTTTTACCTCCTGTAATCCAGAATACAAACATTACTAATGTTATTGAAGAGAATATTATCAAGAACATCCCCGTACCTAAAAAGAATAGGTTCAGGATCCATTCTGATAAGTTGATTACTATGTTATCTAGTATTATCATTATTTCATTTCCTTATTGTTAGTGTAAGACAGCCACGTTGAGGATGCGGGTCCAATATGTGTGGCTGCCTTACTGTTACAATTAATTAACCTCCAGTTTTATTTCTTGCTATAAGAGAATAAACATCGTCTGGGTCCATATTGTCACTCATTGACATGAACTGACTGCTACTATTTTGAACTTCAGTTTGTTCAGGGTCTAGACCTTGTTCTTTAACAAAGTCTCTAACTGTTCTTGCTGAAGTAGTTACTGTAGTAAAACTAGATCCGTCAATTAATGTGGTTACCTCATAAGGGGTAACTGGATCTTCAATGTTATCTACATTAGTTTGAACCTGATTTACATAAGATTCAACTACAGTCTCTTCAGGTGTAGAAGATTCTTCAGTAACATTTGTTACTCCTTCAGTAACATTTGTTACTTCAGTTGGTTCTTGGTTAACTACTTCATTTACTTCTTCTATATTATTATTATCTTGCATGTACATGCTCCTTGTTTATGATTACATCATTTAATGCTGATGTTATTATTGGATTTGATACGCTTTTTTTAATGAAAAGCGACTTATTTTTACCATTCTTTAAAAAAGGCACTACAGAGTATGAACCCTGCAATGCCTTATTGTTATGACTCATTGTCGAGTCCTTGGATATGGCTTGGTTAAATTGGTATGTCGTTTGATTAGACCAATTTTAATCTGTTTAGGACTAGTGGTCGAATCAAATCGTTTAGCAATTACTGCACCATTTGATATGATGTATGATACGTTCTTTGACATTATGCCTCCTGTATTATTGTTTATTAATGCAACATCTTTTGTATTTTTTCCCTGAGCCACAGGGACAAGACGAGTTTCTTGGTATCTTGTTACTTCTGATAGGATTATTTCTTAGCCACTTATAATATTCTTTATATCCGCCTAAGTGTCTAATAAATGGTCCTACTGATTTGAATTCTTTAGGAAATCGTCTTGTATCTCTGGTTTTAACTTGTTTCATGATGGGTTATCAATGAAGTACGATGTAGTTGTCTCGACATTCTTTGGCATGTTGCCTCCTGTTTTGATTAGTGATTTTCTTTGGTTGGTACTGATGCCAAAACCAACGTATTTGTGCAATTGGCATCTCTTTGATTTGAGCTTTGGTTTTATCTGTATGTTCAAATATCCATCGCTCTATAATTGAACGATTGGGTGTGTATCTCATGATTTGTCTTCTCTCCAGGGATTGAATCTTCTATTGAGGTTATATGAGGGATTCCAATTATCTAACTCTTTCCATAACGCAGTAGTGTCCTTTATAGGAAATTCTGCGTTAAGGATACTTTCTTCTTCTGCAAGCTTGTGTAGCCTATCAGACTCTTCACGAGTTATTACCCTATCACGCCAATCAGGCTTGGGAAAGAACTCGTGTCGGTCTTGGTATAATTGGTATGCAAAACTGAATACGATTATGTATAGACCTAATGTTATAAAATATCCTAGTGTTACCATGATTACACTCCTATGATTAGTTAAAGATTGACTGCAGGGAGCCAAGAGGATGACTCCCTACGTTGATGATTACGTGACTATTAGAATGTCTCGCCTGTGTTAACTGATTCTCCCTCTGGTGTTGTAATCTTCCTGATTACGCCACATAAGGCTCCCTTGCTAGGAGAGACGAATGCTCTGACCTGTCTACCTGCTACTTGTGATAGCCTATGACTAACGGTAGCTTTACGGTCACAACGCATGATGAGACCATCAGGTAGAGACCTGTTAATCTTATCTATCTTCTCTAAGGCTAGCTTAGGACTATAGTTAAGTACGTCCCTGAAACCTGAGACTACTATATCATCATGCTCTTGAGCACTAGCACAATTGGCAACTTTCTCGGTTTCTATCTTGCCTGTGTCTTCGTCAATGACCCACTTTGGTACTTCTCTACCATCGTCTAAGGTTTTAACTCCGTCTATCTTCTTACGGAAGACATGAGCTTGAACGCTTGGTTCCGCAGTAGCGAATGTGTTCCAAGCTGGTTGAACTGGGTTATTGAACTGTTGCTGTGGTGCTCCATTAGCTGGAGCTTGTGTTGAGTTGTACATATTGTACCTCCGTTGTTTAGTTATAGCACACTTGTTGGGATTCTAAAGGTGTTAAGCATGACAAAGCTCAACGGTTTGAACTCCCTGTGTGCCATAATTGTTGGGGGTAGTTACTACTTAATTCACCCGCACACATTCCTAGTAATTTTTTTGTAATTTTTTGCAACTTCGCTCTAGTTATCCACACATTATACACACCTTAGAGCAGTTCTTTAAGAAATTGGTTTACTAAACAAACTCTAAATAGTCTGTATATAGATACTTTAGTAGAAAAAAATAGTAATCTGTCTAAAAGCAACAATTCACGTCATTATCTTTACACATGGATTACGATTACGACAATGAATTAAGCGAAGATCATCTATATAGCAGCGAACAAGGACCTTTGTCTCCTGAAACAGGCGACCCTATGATGAATATCACAGAAAATTTTGGGGAAGTACCTAGTGGGATAGAGGTTTGGGAGTGTTTAGACACAAGAAGTATCTATATCCGTACACATACTCAAGGTAACTATGGAACTGTAGACTACACAGCGGAGGAATTAAATGAAATCAAAGAAATCGCAAGAACGATCATTAATTGACCTCTTACAGTGGAACTCGGTTCAACGAATGTCTATGTCCGTAGACAACTTATCCAGAGCATTGTACGTGATTGGCATAGTTCTTGGACTAAATCTACTGTTTGAGGTTTTTTATTTGCTAATTAGACATACTATTTAGCTATACTGTTATGATAACGTTGTATAGTGTTAGTATAGTACTAATCTTTCTAACTATAGTCTGTTTAGCTTACAGTAAGCTGACTAGTAAGCTTACTAGTAAGACTAACAGTATAGATACTACTATAGTCTATACTAATAAAAAGCAGAAAAAAAAGGACAAAGTCAAGAACTTTGTTCAAAAACCTACAGATGATGCTTTTATTGATGCTATAGATGTAGTAGCAGACCTAGAAAACGATATTCCAGACAACTATGTAGAGATCAATCAGCATGGCTAGGTGGGAAAAGTACGATAGCAGACCTACTCATTATAGTAAGTGGCATAGATATCAGCCTGATCCCTTTGCGTATGTAGATATTGATGCTTTAGAGTTCTGTAAAGATTGTAAAGCTCCGCTAGCTGTAATGGAATTAGCTCAAGATGTAGGTCAAAAACGTAAGAGCTTTCTACAAACGCTATATGTAGCAAGAGGTCTACAGGTCCCAGGGTACGTTGTGCTTTACACAGTAGCCCAAAATCCTCAAAACGATGGGGAAGCTATATCAGCATTCAGGATGATGAAAATCTACCCCGAAATAAGCGAATTTCACGATGTAACAGTTGATCAATACCTAAACTGGCTGCGTCATCTACATAATAACTGCTATTGTAAGAAAAAAGATGGACAGGATAGTACGGAAACACCTCAAACATAAGCTAGTAAAGGGAGCAAAAGCTCGTTATGTTGAAAAAGCGTATGACATCTACACCAAAAAGGAGGCAGATGAAAAAGGAATTGCCTATGAGTATTGGAAAGACTGTGAACCATGGGAATATGGAATAACAGACGATGAATACGTTGCTCAGTGCCTTAAAAGACGTATTTATAACGGTAGGGTTAATCTCGTTTTTCCTTTTGGAGAAATGTTTATTAATGCTAATGGTTCTGGCAAGCTTCTTTATGAGCCTCATAAACGCAATAATTCCTTTTCAATGGTTTCGGCAAAACCTGCCTGGAAAACAAAAAAAGGAAAGACTGTCTATAAAAACTTTGCAAAGATATACGCAATTATGTCTTTACAAGGTGGAATTAATTTTAGGAAACTTGCTGACGTTCTTGGGAAAACTGATAAAAACCCTATTGCCAAAGCAAAAGCGTTAGTTAAAAAAGACTGGATGAGAGAAATGATAGACGATCAAATAAAAAAATATTTAAAAGAAAAAGATATAGACGAAGGGACTGTTCTTGATATGATAGAAGAGTCTTATGGAGTTGCTAAAGAAAAAAAAGACGCAGGTAATATGTTACGTTCTGCAGAAAATCTTGTCAATATACTGGGAATGAAAGCAGATGCTAAAAAAGAAGTACCAGACCATCTGCAAATAGAAGGAGTTTCATTAGAGTCTATTGCAAATGCTTTAGATCCAGCACAAGAAGTAAAAGCTATATCTGAGGAAGAATGACCTATCTTCTATATAGACTAAGATATAAGAAATGAACGTAAGTTGATGTTTTTACTATACTTATGCATTTTTAGACCAGAAGAAAACTTCCGATTTTTAATTCAAAACCAGAAGAAAACTTCGCATTTATGAGTCAAAGTCTAAACAAAAAACAAAAAGATAAAATAATCTCAGCTGTCTCTAAAGACATGCTAAAGTTTGGCAAGGTTTGTCTTCCAAATATGTTTAGTCAAGAGTCTCCTAGGTTCCATAAAGAAATCACTGAAATATTTCATGATAAGTCGATTAAAAAAATAAATATCATTGCCCCACGTGGGCACGCAAAATCATCTATTGGAGCTGGTGTATTTCCTCTGCATCATGTTCTATGCGACCCTGGACAAAAAGTAGTAGTACTTTCCTCCAAAACTCAGGGTCATTCTATTGACCAGCTCCAAACAATTAAAGATGCACTAGAGTATTCAATGCCTTTACGAGCAATATTTGGATATTGGGGACAACACTCTGCTAAAGTGTGGACTAAAGATAGAATTGTTTTAAAAGATAATAGTGCAATTATATGTAAAGGTACGGGTCAACAGGTTCGTGGTTTAAAGTTTGGCAACCAAAGACCTACTTTGTTTGTATTAGACGATCCTGAAGATGAGAACAATACAAAAACCTCTGAGGCAATGGAGTGGAACCTTAGGTGGCTACTTCAAGGTGTTGAACCTGGTCTAGACCCACACATAGGAAGAGTTCTTGTTATTGGAACTCCACAGCATCAAAGCTGTCTTGTAGAAACTCTTGATGTAATGAAAGGGTATAAAACTAAAAGATATAAAGCAATATTAGATGACGACACTGCTTTATGGGAAGAGCAAGTTAGTTTAGAAAGTTTAAAGACTAAAAAAAGCGAGTTAGAAAGTATTGGACGACTTTCTGTGTTTTATCGTGAATATCAATGTGAAGTTGTTGGAGATGAAGATCAGTTCTTTAATGAGGATAATATTCACTATTGGGATGGTACATTTGAAAAAGGTGAAGGTAGAACTGGATATATAAACTTTACTCAAATAGGAAAAGACAAATTTGACGAACCTGTTAAAAAACATGTTCATGTGTTTATGGGTATAGATCCTGCATCTAGTATAAAAAAAACTGCAGATTATTCTGTTATAATGCCCATTGCTGTTGATTCAGATGATAATAGATATGTTTTGCCATACTTTAGAAAAAGAGTAAAGCCAATGGATCTAGCTGCAAATATTCTACAATACGATACTATGTATGCTCCTGCAAAAGCACATATAGAGTCTGTTGCGTACCAGGAGATGCTTAGAGATTATATTACAACTAAACGTTTTATTCCAGGGTTTGGTAAAAAAATTAACCCAAGGGGTAGTAAGTCTTCTAGATTAGAAAGTTTGCAACCTTGGTTTTTTCAAAATAAAGTATTTATAAAAAAAGATATGGAGCCATTAGTTGATGAGCTTCTTATGTACCCCAGAGGAAGGCACGATGATTTGCTGGATGGATTATATTATGCTTTTATGGGTTCTTACACTCCTCCTGAAGAAGAGTTTGAATCTAAAGAGGATAATAAGTTAAAAGGGGGATTTCTTGACTGGTCAGTACTCTAAGTATAAAAAGTTATTAAAGTTCTTAGATGAGCTTTCTGAAAACGATTTTACAGGGGAAATAAAAATAAATTACCATAAAGGGAACTTTTCCAAACGTTTATGCGTTAAAGTAAGCAAAGAGATATAATTCTCTTTGAAAATATTTGCGATCAGGGACCACCGTAAGAACGAAGCCCACTTAACTGTAATGTTTAGGGGCTTTTTTTATGTCGGCACAAACTGGTAAAAATACACTAGATAGAAAAATGAAGGTGGGAACATCTTCTTATCTAGGCTATGAACGTGGTGATTCCAGTGCCAGCTCAAAAGATCCTGATGTACTTTATACGGAAGAAACTCTTGAGAAATATGATCAAGAACGTGAGTTATGGTCGCAAAAGTTTATTGAGTCCAATGATTTTCGTAATGGAAAACAATGGACAAAAGAGCAAAGACAAGCACTTGAAGAGCGAGGTCAAGCTGCAATAGTCATAAATCGTATGCATCCGATGATTGAGACAGCAAAAGCGATGCTAACTTCAAAACGTCCACAATTTAGAGCTACTGGAAGAGATGATTCTGATAGAAAAGTAGCAAAGATATTCTCTGACCTATTTCAATGGGTTTGGGAAAAGTCTTCTTCTGATATGGAGCTAAAACAATGTATTGACGATTATTACGTTGGTGGATTGGGCTATATGTATGTTTATCAAAATCCTCATGCTGATATGGGTAAAGGTGAAATAGGAATGAAATCTATTCACCCGTTAGATGTTTATGTAGATCCTAACTCAAGAGATAGATACTTTAAAGACGCTCAACATATTATGATCTCTAAGTTAATTCCAGACTCTGAAGGGTTAAAAATATATCCAGAGTTTGAAGATATTATTCTTTCTTCTGAAGAAGAACGATCAGATAGATACCCATCTAGTAACCTTGCTAATTCTTTAGACCAGGTAATGATGGAAGATTTAGATAGGGAGAATGATGACCAAGTTTATAGAGAGTATATAGAAAGATATACAAAATTTAAAACAGATATGTACCATGTGTTTGATACAACAAATAAATACGAATGCATGCTTACAGATAAAGAGTTTGATGATTATTTAGAAGAACCTTATTTCGTATTAAATGGCGTTAGCGACACTACAATTGTTACTGATTACAATGAAGTTCAAAGGTTAATGAAAACATATGAAGAGACTAATGGTGTCTATCATATGATGATGAATTCAGAAAATGGTCAGCCTCAAATAATGCCAGGAGAAGAACACGAAGGCTCTATACCAAACACTACTGTGTTAATGGAACTCAACATTAAAGAAAAATTATACCAAGAAGAACAAATTTTAGCAAACAAAATATTATGTGATCGTGTTGAATTAATGGTTTGCGTGGGTGGTAAGATGCTCTATAGAAGAATCCTTCCAATATCGGAATATCCAATTGTGCCAATGGCGAACATTCATAATAGGAACCCCTATCCTGAAAGTGATGTACGCTTATATAGACCTCTTCAAGAGTATATCAATAAGATTCGCTCTCTTATTATTGCTCACGCATCCACCTCTACAAATACAAAACTTTTGCTACCTCGTGGATCTGTTAATAAAAAACAGCTAGAGATGGAATGGGGTCGTGCAGGAACTGCTGTTATTGAGTTTGATGCTGAACTTGGTCAACCAATTGTTGCAGGACCAGTTCCATTGCCTAATGAGTTATACAAGAATGAAGCTGAGGCTAAACATGATTTAGAATACGGTTTTGGTATTTATGAAATTATGCAAGGCGGTAATGATGGTGCACCTTCTACGTATAGAGGAACTGTTGCAATAGACGAGTATGGTCAACGTAGAATGAAATCTAGGCAAGATGATCTAGAAAGCATGTTAAATGAGTTAGCTAAAAGAGCAGTTCCACTTATACAGCAATTATATACTCAAGAAAAAATATTTAGAATACTAGAACCATCTGGTACACAAAAAAAATATACAATAAATCAAGAACTTTATGATAGTTATGGTCGATTAATAGAAAAAGTAAACGATATAACAGTAGGTACTTATGATATAAAAGTTGTTGCTGGTTCTACACTTCCAAGTAATCGTTTTGCACAATTTGATTATTACATGGAATTGTACAAAGCTGGTTTAATTGATCAAATAGAATTACTTAAAAAGACAGAGGTTGTAGATGTAGAAGGTGTACTAACTAGGCACGGACAGATGCAACAAATGCAACAACAAGTGCAAGGCATGCAAGAAGAAATTAAAAAATTAAAAGGCGATTTACAAACTGCAGACCGTGAAGCACAGCACGCAAAGAAACGTGTAGAAATAGAAAAATTTAAAACTCAACTCAAAAACGTCCAAAATAGATCTGAAAAAGCAGGTGAACTATACGAACAGCGATTAGGAGATAGATTAAAAGAAATGGACAAAGAAGTTAAAAAAGAAATGGACCAAGGCGGTCCAGAACAACAACAACCAGTTGGCAATTTAATTGACCAACTTTAAATAGGATAATACAATGACAGAAGAAAACGCACTAGAGGGTGAAAATCAGGTAACTGAAACATCTGAAGCTAGCAGCGAGACATCTGTTTTTGATGAGATCTTTGGTCAAGAAAACAATGCTTTTCAAGAGCCACAAGTAGGAGATACTCAACAGAGTGTTGAACCTCAGCAAGAACAATATGTTCCTGAAGAACAAATTAATCCTGAGTCTGACAGCTATAAATATTGGCAGTCAGAAGCGGACAAGCGTGCTTATGAACGGGATGAGGCGTTTAAAACATTAGGAGTTAACAATGTAGACGAACTAAAAGCAGTCTCTCAAGAGATGCAAGATGTTCTACCCATTGCTAAATATATCAAGGGAAACCCTGATGTTCTTAATGTAGTAGACAAATCATTGCGAGGTGAGCAACTTGGTAATCAGCAAGAGCCTGAAAATCAAGAGACACCAGTAAAGAAACCTGTAAAGCCAGTTCGACCAAGTGGGTATGATGATATAGATGCTTACCAAGACAGTGAGAGTGATTCATATAAGTATAGAATAGCAGTAGAACAATATCGTGATGAAATGCTTGACTATACTCAAATGGAAAACGAAAACTTAAAAAACACAATAACTCAAGCAGAGCAACAACAAGCTAGAACACGAGAAATAGGACATTTACAAAATGATCTTATGAATCGTGGATATTCTCAAGAACAAGCAGATGATTTTATCAGTTGGGCTAATCAAGATGAAAGTTTTACAATTGATAATTTAATTCAACTGCATGGTCAAATAAGAGGTATTACGCCTAGTCAAGCTGTTCCTCAGCAAAATACTCAACAGTTTGTAGAGCCTAATGTTCAAAATAAGGTTCAACAAATGATAAGCGAAAGGCAACGTTTGTCTCAACCAGGAGCTGTTTCTTCAGCAACTGGTGCAGATAATACTAGTAATCGTCCTGTTGAAGAACGAGTTATGAATGACATGGTATCATCTTTTAATAAATCAAACCCCTTTACGTAAACAATAATAATAAAAAGGGAAAATAGATAATGGCTATTTCAAGTAAGTACTCTGGAGGTACAGGATCGGCTCCTCAAGGTGTCCAAATTAATGACAATAGAAGAATTTTTAATTTTGGCGAAAGAGTTGCAGAACTCAATCCTGTTCAATCTCCATTTTTCACATACCTTTCTAAGGTATCTCGTAAACCGACCGATGATCCAGTCTTTAAGTTCTTAGAACAAAGACATCAATGGCAAAGGCGTAATTTTGAAGTTAATGCTGCATATTCTGAGTTTTCTCCATCTAGTGGAGCAGCAACAGTTTCTAACATGAAAATTATGGCTAAGTATGATGAATACGGCAGAACGACTACTCTTGGACAACCTTGTGGATTTATATTAGAAGAAGGTGATTCAGTTGGGCAAGTAATCATGGTACAAGGTACTTTTGATGTAGATGGTTCAGGTAGTACCGCTGCAGTTAGTGGACCAATTGGTATTAGGATTACGAATAATGACGGTAATACAGCCGTAAGTGGCTCTACAGATGGTTATACACAGATTGATGGTACAATAATAAGTATCTTAGGAAAGCCTATCAACGCAACTGATCATCCAGACGCTAGTAAGATTTCTTTTGCAGCTGGTGCAAAAGGACAGGTCATTGGATCTGCTCATGCAGAAGGTGGTAAAGCACCAGACGGATGGGAAGATGCATTGTATGACAGAGAAGGATATTGTCAGATCTTTAAGACTGGTATGAAACTTTTTTCTGGTACATCAATGGCTACTAGTTATAGAGGTGAAGCTGATGAGTTTAAGCGTATCTGGAGAGACAAGCTTATGGAGCACAAAATGGACATTGAGCATGCAATGCTTTTTGGTGTCGGTGGTGCTGATGAAGCTGGTTCTGGTCCAGTTCGTAAAACATGGGGAATCTTACCTTATACTGAAACGTATGGAACTAATTTTGCTTTTACATACGCTTCAAGTACATACGATTCTTTCTTAGACGCAATGGAAACATACTTTGCTCCTGAATCTGGAAACAGTGGGGACAAGTTAGTTCTTGCTTCAAGAAAAGTAATTGGATGGTTAAATAAGTTAGGTGACGACAATTTTCTACATAACTCTGTTGGAGCCTCTTCCTATAAAATGGATGTTCAAAACATACAAGGTGCTTTTGGACACAATGTAACTAAAGTGAATACTATCTTTGGTAATCTTCATTTTGTTGCAGATCCTTTATTAAGAGGATTGTACGAAAACTATGCAATTGCAGTCGATACTGGCAATGTTGCATATCGTCCATTAGTAGGTAACGGTAGTAATCGTGACACTCAGATTATGACTAACATACAAGGCAATGATGAAGACGGACGTAGAGATATGGTCTTGACCGAAGCAGGTCTAGAGATATCACTTCCTGAAACACACGCTGTTATGAAGTGGTCTTAATAGGATAACTAAAAAAATGCAGGGGGAGTTTCGGCTCCCCTTGTATAAAAGAATTATGGCAATAAGTAAAAAAACATCAAACAAGGTCGGTAAACCTTATCAGAGCAAAGTAAAGCCTGATAATAGAAGACCTAAACCTAAAAAAGGTAAGAAATAAGATTTTATAAAAAAATGGGACACAACGTATGTTAATGCAAGGAAACATAAGGTTCGTGAAACCGATAATACCGAGTTGTAATTTAGTTGCGTCCCACAGTTTTAATTAGATATGTATATAACATTTCAAGTAAGAATACAAGATTTAGTAGGGACATCAGTAACTGATACCGCAGCTTTAACAGAATGGTTAACTGAAGAAGCCGTAAATGCTATTAACATTATGGGTCCAGAAATGCTAATGTCTGCCTCTTCTACTCATAGAGTATTAGACTCTGAGCAATTTAATGATGTTGGTCGTACAATTAGCACTGAGTATGCTTCTGATGCAACAAGTTTAGTTCTTTCTGCAGGAGCATTAACAACCACAGCTAATTGCAAAGAAGGATCAATTATCTCAGTAGGGTCAGATCTAACTACAATCAGACCAGAAAGAATGATTGTTACTGGTATTTCAGGTTCTGGTGGAGGAGCAAGAACATTAACAGTTACTAGAGGAGTTCATGGGACTACTGCTGCTACAATAGCTAGTGGGTTAAAAGTTTGGGTTACGCATGAAAAAGGATTTAATACTAGAAAGTATAAGTTATTAGAGGTTAATCGTAATGGTTATCAAGCTAATCCTGTTCCAAGTGGAATGTCTGAGCAATTATTAGATAGTGGTTCAATTTATTCTCCATCTAAAAGAAGTCCTTCGTATTATATAAAAAGTGGGAATATATATATTAGACCTCGTTGTACTTTGTCAGAACAGGGTGAAATAGTTGGGGTTAATTACCCTGTAGTTGCTTATAGTATGAAATCAGCTACTGATCTTCCTGTAGAAGCTGAAGATTTTATTGTAATAGGAGCTGCTAGAAAATATCTAGTTAGGTCTATGTATGAAGAGTTTGCTCAGTTACCTGCTGGAATAACAGTTCCTGCAGTTGGTGGTACAGCTAGTGATTTAACAACTTTAGATAATTTAGACACTCCTAACACAATTGATGTTGCTGCAAATGCAAAAGAATATGATCAGTGGTTTTCTACTGTTACTCATCTTATTGAAGACGAAGAAGATGTTGAGTTAGCATCTGCTCAGTTACAAAAGATTGGAACATATCTACAGGCTCATCAGGAAGAGTTAGCAACTAAAAATTCAGTCTTTTCAAGTGCGTTACAAAAAGCTTCTACTAAGTACAATTGGTTTATAGCTCAATATGATAAACTAACTCTAATGTACAATGAAAAAGCTCAAATACTTAGAGGAGCACAACCACAAGCATGACACAACAACAATTAATAGAATTAGTTCAACAACATCATCCAAATATGAGAGAGACAGAAATCAGACTCTATCTTAATAGAGCTTTAATAGATTTTTGTAAACAAACTCGAATTATGTCTGGAACTTCAACAATATCTACAATTGCAGGTCAAAGATACTATGATCTAGCAAGTACAGTTCTTGAAATAACCAGGGTAGACTGCGATGACTATCAAATAAATAGATTAATAGGTAGACCAGAGAAAACAGATGTCAGTTAAAACAGAAGCACAAAAGCATGTATGGTGGTTAGAAAACAGCAAATTAGGTCTTGCTAAAGATTCTGATACTGATAGTGAGTTAAAGTATTTATCAACAGATGCTGTACATACGTTACTTATTCATTCAGTTAATAAAGATGAAAGCTTTATAGCTGATGATACAGGAACAGGAATTGGGATGTTAGAATCTCCTACAATTCCAGAAGAATTTCATGAAGCATTAACCTATATGGCTATTGCTAAAGGGTACGAAAGAAACCCTCAAACAATTAACAATGCAATTTACTTTAGAAATTTATTTAAAGAAGAGGTTTCTAAAGGTAAACAACATGCAAACAAAGATAAAGATGGCACTGCCTACTTTATTCAAGGACATGATTATTAACCAATATGACCATGAGACAGTCACGCTCGGCAAGTCATAAGTAAGGAGAAACAAGATGGCAATAAATACATATTCAGTTAAAGAAGCAAGTAATATAGGATTAGGACAAATAGGTTCTGCTGTATTAGATGATGGTGAATCAGTAACAAACATTGGAACTATGAAAGTAGTAGCAATAACTATGTTTGAAGATTGTACGTTTACAACAATGAAACAGTCTGATGCAGCTAAAGCTGGTACAGATACACCTACACATGGCAACGCTTTAACTAGTTCTGATACAATACCTCAAGGGGTCACAATATTTGGTAATTGGAGTGCAGTCACTCTAGCTACTGGTCTTTGTATCTGTTATTTAGGCTAGATCAATGCTCGGATTAGCAGCAAGCCTAGCTAAAGGGGGAGCATCCCTCTTAACATACGTCAAGGACAACCTCAAGTTATACCTCGACTTCAAATCAAGTAGGTCAGACACACTTGCATTCCCATCA